AAGACAGCGGAGAGCAGCAACTCCCTTACCATGACGGTCCATTCTAAGGACAGATACCAGATTGCCCATCTCCTGGAACACGGCCATGCAAAACGCGGCGGGGGCAGGGTAGCCGGAAGGGAGCATATTGCCCCGGCTGAAGAAAAGGGAAACAGGGAGCTGGTGCAGAAGATAGAGAGGGGGTTGCGTTCGTGACGCATGAAGAAATCATGGCAGTGATGGAAGAAATCGGACTTCCATATGCCTATCATCACTTTGCGGAAGGGGAATCCCCTGATCCGCCCTTTGCAGTATTCCTGTATCCGGGAAGCAACAATTTCTCTGCAGACGGGAAAGTCTATTTTAAGACAGACCGTCTGAACATAGAAATCTACACGGATATAAAAAATATAGAACTGGAACAGCAGACAGAAGCCGTGCTTGACGGGCATGATATTTTTTATGAAAAAAGCGAAGTATGGATCGAATCTGAAAATCTGTATGAGGTGCTTTATCAGATGGAGGTATAGAAGATGGCAAACAAAAAGAATAAAGTCAAATTTAATATCTGCAATGTGCATTACGCACCGATTACGGTTGCAGAGGAAGGTACGGTCAGCTTTGGGACACCCGTGCCGATGCCAGGTGCGGTATCCATC